GAACCACTAAGATTTGTGTAAGGGAATACACATATGACTATTTGAATACCGCACCTTCAATGGCCACGGCTTATTCTGTCACAGTTTATTCCGCAGAGCAGTCCGGGACGTCACAGGACCCAAAGCTTGTAATTGACTATACAGAATCTCAAAATCTCAGCGATACGGTGGAATACATTGGCAAAGGGGCTGTTTCAGCTACAGGCAACATCACTTATGCAACATCGGTCACAAGCACCGGGGCAGGAAGTGTGACAGTTGCTCCTGGAATAACTTATGCCGCAACAGCAACATGCACTGGAACAGGAACGATAACTGTTACACAAACGGCAACATTAGTTTCTCTTGTGAGCTACACTTCCTACACAACAATCACGCAACAAGATGTAGACTCTGATATTGAACTTATCACGGCAGTAACGGCTGCGACATGCACAGTCACAGCGGCATTTGGATACAGTGTAACGATCACCTACAGCGCCGCATGCTCAGTTGAAGAATCAGATAACAGGATCTATTCTGAAACTGTTTCTTGTACGGGGTATGGCCAAGTTGAATATAGCGGTGCAACTTCTTTTAGTGCTGCAGTAAATTTTACCTCAGCTGCAACACCATCGCAACAGGACCAAGATATTGATCTGGAAGTTATACTTGTTTCAAGCAAGTCTTCGATCGCAATTATTGAGCCCACTTCTTACTCGGCAGAAATTACATATGGGGCAACTGGTGCTAGCAGCATAACAGCAAATTTCAATGAAGTGGAAGAAATATCATTTGGATCTTCTGGATCTTCAGAGGCAGCATCCCAAGCTGCGCTTCATGTTACTATTGAATACGTTAGTGTTGGGACAGCGATACAGCAAGATGTGGATTCTTTTGTAGAAACAGTGACTGCAGCTGGAGAATCACTTGTTGCCGTAACAACTGCAACAAATTATAGCGTCACCTACGATGGCCCAACTGGAAAAGGCCAATGTGCTGTAACAATTGAAACAAACAAAATCGCTGATATTAACTACACTGCAGCAGCTTCAATTGAAGTAAGCACAATAACAACTTATGGCCTAACAATAACATGCGAATCACTCGCAACACCTTCACAGCAAGACGAAGATATTGATCTTGAAGTGATCTTATGTGGTGGCGGTGCTGCAGGGTGGGTATCTGATTTTGATTTTATACGCTGCAATGGGGCCGGATCAGTCCAGGTGCTAACGGTCTACACCTATGATGGCACTGTAGAATATGCATCCGAATCAAGTTTTGAAGTTGCAGCAATCACAGAATATCACATTGGCATTGAGGCATTAGGCGCCTGTTTGGGAGTTTCCCAGGATATTGATTATGATGTGGAAGTTATCCTTTACGGATCATCCGGCCAAGGATGGATTCAGGATATTGAACTACTAAAGATTATTGGCGCTGGCACTGTCTCTGTAACGACAGTAACGGATTATGTCCAGCTGATCGCATTTGAGGGCCTCGGATCATCAGAAGTTTTGGCCCTAAAAACATGGAGAGACACAGTCACTTTTGAGGCATCCGCATCTTTGGAAGTTGGCACGGATTATGGCTATGTTAGCTTAGTTGAGTTCACTGGATACGGCTCTGTGATAGTCCTTGATGCGGATGTTGATATCGAGCTTATCACCGTGATAGGCTATGGATCTTCTGAAGTTATTGCAACAGACTTGGCAAATATAGAAATACAATCAGCAGCATATTTCACAATTGATGTCACAAGCACAGGAAGGACAGAATTATTCTGGTCAATACATGTTGATGGCATTGTATTAGAGGATAACTACACGGTGGAATATGCAAAGTTCACCGATGAGAAGGGAAAACGATCAGACTACTTCGAGATTGTTTTGAACAATAACGATGGATCAATCTCAGAAGAGTTCGGGATAGGCAATAATGTCTACCTTTATTTTGATGAAAACGATCCTCCGGCCGCTAAGATCTTCCATGGCCTTATTACTGGAATTGACTTTGATATTGATAGCTATGGCAGCAACAAACTGGTCCTAAGCGGGGAAGATTATGGATCAGTTAGATTCGGCCAGACAATTGTTTCCGGCGCTGAAGTTTACTACAACACAACTGCAACTGATATAATCACTGATTTAGTTTACAGGTATTGCCCGGAGATATCAACAACTAATGTTGAAGAATTTCTAGACCAAATACCGTTTGTTTCCTTTGCATGGGAGTATGTTTCCCAGGCTATTGAAAAGATTGCAAGGCTTGTTGGTGCTGATTATTATGTTGATGAAAACGATGATCTTCACTTCTATGACCCAAGCGATCTTGAAGCATCCCACTCAATCACCCCGGCCCAGATAGTAAATGCATCAATCAAAAGAGACACTTCAAAGTTCTTTGACAGGGTATTTGTTGTGGGGGGAAAGCAAGGCTTTTTGGACCAGAGCCAGGCGACTACGACAACTGAAGTATCGCTTCATGATAAATATTATGCATCTTCTTTCCAGCCTTCAAAGTCAAACGTGCTTTATGTTGAGACTTATGTCAAAAAGGTGGGTAGCCCTCTCGATGCCTTCAGATTTTCGATAGTTGAGGATAATTTAGGGCCAACTGGAGCAATTGTAGGATTTGGATCAACAGCAGCCAAGAACGTTTCAACTGATGGCTCATGGATAAAACTTGATTATATTGACGTGCAGCTGAACGTTGCAAAGCTCCACTGGGTAGTTTTCCATATGATTGGAACAGCAACTGATACTTACAAAGTGGCGCATGACAACATGACTGCAAGCGGCCACAAGTATTCAACTGGATCATCATGGACAAGCGCCACAGGAAAAATGGCCTTTAAGACTTATTATGGGGTCCAGATTGTAAAAGGTGCTTCAGGGGCAAAGATGTTCTCCCACCATACAGATATCCCGATTGTTGATCTATCGATAAAAGACACTGATACGGCGTTGATGCTGGCACAACAAAAAATAATTGAATATGCGCTTTCAAACTCTTCCAAGCTGACGATCAATCCTCCTGGAAAGAGGCTCAAGGCCGGGGAAGTTGTATCTATTTCAATACCTGGTGTCACTCTGGAAGATCAAGCAATGCTGTCTGTTTCATATGAGATAAATAATCCCAAGATCAGCACGGTGAGAATAGAATGCACAGCAGCTGAAGATTTCTACTCCACATTTGCAAATCTGTTTTCGGAACTTAGAAAGCTCAAAGTGGAAAATGTCTTGCAGCTCCAGGAAACTTCAACGGATTACAAGGAAACAACTGAGGCTCCATCAATAACACTAACAGAAACAATAACTGCACTTGCAACAGATTATGATGCACAGTATGATGATGGCAAGGCCAAATGGGACGTGAGCAAATGGAAATAACTGAACTTATTAGAGGGTATAAAAATCCTTACCTTGGAAAATTCAGGATTGATGAGTATAATATTGAGCGTGACAGGATCATACGAGGGGCTTGGCAAAAGAATCTCGTCACTAATAAACTAAAAGCAGCTTTGGCCGATGTGCTTACAGGGGATTATGAAGCAAACAAGCACAGGATCGGAAAGTTGGCGATAGGCACTGGAAGCACGGCAGTCGCTGCAACAGATCTGGCCCTAACGACACAACTTGGATATTTGAAGTCATATGTGCCTAACAGCTTGCATAACAATACTTATTCAAACAAGGCTGAATCCACTTATTATTTTGACAGCACAGAATCCAGTTATTATGGGACCTGGGCCGAACTTGGATTATATGCCTACAATGAAAATGATCTTCTCACCCACTCGCTAATCTCGCCAACTAAAATTTTTGATAATACAAAAACAATGACAGTTTATTACGTAATAGAATTTTAGGAGATATTATGGCATTTACAAAAAAAGTTGCAGCTGGGCAGGATATCGCCTCAGCTGATTTTAGGCAGTATTTCGGGGATTTCTTCTCTGAAGGAATAAAGACTGGATTTACTGTTTCAGTAGATAGCGGATTGGATCTAAATGTTGCAGCCGGGACGGCTTATGTGAAGGATGCTAATGGGGGAATGTTTCAGGTCGTTTCTGATGCAGTAGAATCCCTCACTGCAGCAGCGAGCAACACGAACTATGTTTACTTGCATTCTGACAACGGTGCAAATTGGCTTACAATCTCAACTTTGGGGACAGCGCCGGATGATGCGATGCTGCTTGCGACAGTCGTTGCAGGGGCCAGTTCAATAACTTCTGTGACAAATGTAGTTTCTGGATTGCCAACTTATGTGCCTCCAGGGATCATTGTTGCATGGAGTGGAGCATTGGCAAGCATCCCCTCTGGATGGCTCCTTTGTGACGGTAACAACGGAACTCCAAATCTAATTGATCGTTTCTTACAGGGAATAACTACTTCCACAACGGCTCCTGGAACAACAGGAGGGGCTCACTCAATCACAATAGGGACAAACGGATTCTATGCTGATGGTCAGACCATGAAGCAGTGTACCCAAGGTGCAACATTCAACAACAGGCCCAAGTATTACGAAGTGGCAT